CAGGTAGTGGTCAATATCTTGATGATGAGATAGGTGACCAAGACTTTAATAATGCTGTTGAAGAAGTTGTAGAGGAGCAGATTAAAGGACAGTGGGATTATTATAACGATACCATTGGTGATACTGTAACCGAGCTTCTAGGCTCAGACTTTATGAATACAATTTAATGGGTGCGAAACATAGAGAATGGATACTGGATGATGGGAGTGTTTGGACTACTACAATGGTACGTGAGTTAGTAGGCTGTACGGCAAGTAGTGCTTATAACAGACTGACTAAAAGTGCTGACCCTAAGAGAGTACTAAGACCACTTGATGCAGTTAAGAAGATTAACGGAAAGAAGGTGTATATCTTAGATGATGGTAGTGGTTGGACTAGTGATATGGTAGTAGAGCATACAGGATGTTTAAAGTCTACTGCCTCTACTAGATTATCCTGCTATACAGACCCTGATAAGGTGTTAGCACCTCCTTTAAAGAAAACACAGCGAGAAATGGAAGCTAGGAAAGCGATGAAAGACCGTATGTACTTTGACCGTCTAGGTCATTGGGCATTAATTAATAAGTATTCATAACAACTAAGAGTTTTACAGACTCGAAAACTAAACGGAGAAAATAAAATGAGTAGAATAACGGATTACATAATTGAGCAAGAAGGTAATAATAATTTAATGTTTGTTAATGGGGAGTACCAACCAACCCCTGGATATTTGAAATGGAGGCAAGGAACACAGCCTCTAATCGATACCTTAATTACAAAGGAGCAAGATGATGAGTTTATCCGCGAGAGAGAATCGTGGGTAATTGAGCAGTTTGAACTTAGTTTAGAGGAGAACTAGAAATGGATTTAGTTAAGGAACAGGAAAGACTTGAGGAGTTACAGTTAATTGAGGCTCGTGCCAAAGTAATTAAGAACTACCTTAACTTAGTTTCTAATGATAAAGGTGGTGTTACTGCAGAAGGTATAGCACTTCAGAAGTTAGGAGTAAGTCGTTTAGAGAGTACAGTTAAAGAGTATTTTACTAAAACCTTAAGAGGTAAGGCTAATCAGAAGAGAAAACCCTTGATGCACTATCGAGGGAGAGAGCAGGACTTATCATTCCTTATAATATCTAGTGTTGTGTGTTGCTTAATGAAGAAACCTGCATCAGTACAACAATTAGTAGGGATTCTAATTAGAAACCTAAAGAATGACATACTTCTTGAAACATTCTCAGAGCAAGAACCTAAGTTATTCTCCTATATTGAGTATGAGTATAAGAAACGAGGAATAGAGTACGTTAATTCTAGAAAGAAACGACTAGCTCAGTTAATGGTAGAGCAAGACGTTGAGAGTATCCCGACAGATGCAGGTATCTCTATGTTAGAACTCCTATTAGGAGCTAATTTAGGACTGCTAGAGAAGTTTAAGAAACATACACCTAACACCAAGAAGGCACGGACTAGTCCTTTGTACTTCTTTAAATTAACTGACGAAGCTGAAGAGGTAGTAGCAGGAGTACAATCATTTATTACTGATATTTCAATAACATACAAACCATTGGTAATACCACCTCGTAACTGGGTAGAGGGTGGTTGTGGTGGTTATCATCACTCAGATTGTAAAGGATTTATAAAACTAAAGAATAATAAGCAGCGGAAAATATTTATTAGGTTAGTTGAGGAAGGTATGGACTTATCTAGGCTGTACGGTGTTGTTAATTCAATTCAAGCTACACCTTGGCGAGTAAATGATTGGTTATTCAACATAGTAGAAACCATATTAGATAAGAACATAGTAGATTACTCAAAACCTAAAGATAATCCTAAGTGTATAGGAGGTTTACCTTATCAAGAGTTTGTTAATGTAGATGATTTGGTAAAGGCTGAGAGTTTTGGTCAGGTATATACAGATGAACGAGGGTTCACTAGACACGAAAGAAGAGAAGATTACACTGCTTACTACTCTAGAAGAGAGGAAGTATTGGCGAAGTTAGAAGCAAATAACAGCAGAAGAGTGATATATGCCGTTGCTTTTGATATAGCAAGACAGTTTAAGAAGTATGATAAGTTTTACTTCTCTTACAAAGCTGATTTTAGAGGTAGGTTATATCCAGTACAACAAGTATTTAATCCACAAGCAACAAGTAATGTTAAAGCCCTGATGGAATTTTCTGAAGGGGTGTTACCTGATGCTAATGGAATTTATTGGTTGAAGATAGCACTAGCCAACTCGTATGGCTACGATAAATTAACTTATGATGGTAGAGTTGCTTGGGTTGATGATAATTTAGACAGTATAACTAGAGTTGCTGAGAGTCCTTTAGGGGAAACTTCTTTCTGGACTGAAGCTGACGAACCCTTAATGTTTTTAAGTGGCTGTAAGGCACTATCAGATGCCTTGAATGGAGAAGTAGTTCACTATCCTGTCCCACTCGATGCTACTTGTAGTGGTATTCAGATTTACTCGGGGTTGTTGATGGATGAAGATGGAGCACGAGCAGTGAATGTAATCAATAATGATACAGGCAGACCTGCTGACATCTACAAGGACGTAGCTGAGGTAGTAGAACGAAGGTTACTTAGTGGAGATTACCCTAAAGAGTTTACTTTTACTGATAGTGATGGTAATTTTACTGAAGTTAAAACAACTAAAGAGGCGATGGGACTGAAAGGGAAAATAACTAGGAAGCTAACTAAACGTAATGTAATGACACAGCCCTACTCAGTAACTCAAAGAGGTATGTATGACCAATTAAGAGAGTTATTTGATGAAGCACAGGACGATGGAGAGATATTTTGGGAAGGTAAGAAGTGGGTAAGTATTAAATTATTAACCCACCTAAACACTCAAGCTATATTTGAGGTCGTTAAGGGGGCTATTATAGGGCAGGAGTACATCAAAGGTATTACTAGGAACTTTAATCTAAGTAACCAACCCTTAGTATGGACTACTCCTATATTTGGTTTCCCTGTTATACAGGCTAGTCAGAAGAGAATAAAGAAACAACTAAGAACTCAGATGGGTGTACTATCGTTTAGTCATTTAACTAATGACATTAACACTAGGAAGCAAACAAGTAGTATTGCACCTAATTTTATTCACTCGTTAGATGCTACTCTTATGATGTTAACTGTAGAGAGGTTAGTTAAAGAGTATGGTAGTACTAGTTTCGCTTTGATACACGACAGTTTTGCTGTACCTTGTACTGAAGTAGAGCATCTTAACAATGCAGTAAGAGATAGTTATGTTGAATTGTTTATGTCCGAACCTTTAGCTGATTGGTATGAGCAGTTACAAAGCAAATTACCTACGGTTGAACTACAACATCCTGATGAAGTTATGATTTATACCTTGGACATCCAAGAAGTATGGGAAAGTAACTATATATTTAGTTAAATAAGTTACTTTAACTGTTGACTTAGTTAAAAATATATGAATGTGTCCGATAAAAGCATACTTATATACAGGAGTAAGTAACTAAGTTAATAAATAAGTAAGAACTACTACTATTAATAAATATAAGTATATAACTTTGTTAGTAGAAGTAACTAAATAAGTAATAACAAGTAGTATAAGAGAAGTAGTGTTAACTACAGTAGTATAAGATAAGTAAAAACATAAGGAAAATAAAATAAAATGAACAATTTAATAATTATAATGTTGTTGGTGTTTCTATCAGGATGTACGTTAGAAGGAGAAGTTTATCCTTGGTATGATGATAGAGGTAACAGCGGTATCATAAACTCTATAAAGTTTTAGGATATATAAGAGAGTAGTGTTTAGGTCAGGGGTCGTCTTAGGTTTAGTTATGTTTTCCTTTTCATTCCCCATCTCCCACCTAACTATCCCACTACTCTACTTATATATCTTAGGTTAGATGTATAGAGGGAATAATCCCACAAGTAAAAACAATTAAGGAGACTGATAATGTCAAACACAAATAAAATTAAATCGTTAGTTACACCAACAGGTGATGCTCTATGGGCTAAAGTAACTGAACCACAGGCTAATAAGTTTAACCCAGTACCTATGTATTCTATGAGTATTGTGTTTAAACCTGAAGAGGTATCTGAGTTTAAAGCTAAAGTAGAAGAGCAGTTAAATGCTTTCTATGATGAGACCTTTGCAGAATTAAAACCTGGCAAGCAGAAGAGCTTAGTTAAAGCTGATTTGTTTCGTGAAGCAGAAGATAAGGATGGTAACTTAACTGGGGACTTAGAACTACGCACTAAGCAGTACTCTAAGGACTTCAAAGGTAATGAGATGATTATGACTATCGTTGATAGTGCAGGTAAAGATATCACTCAAGGCTGTCCGTTGGTTGGTAATGGTTCTAAAGTGAGAGCAAAGGTATATCCTAAGCCTTACTATATGGCTTCTACTAATAAGGTTGGTATTTCTATGAGACTTAATGCAGTACAAATCATTGAGTTAAATGAATACAACAAACCATCAGGTGGGTTTGAGGCAGTAGAAGGTGGTTATGTAGCACCACGAACTAGCCCTCCAGTAGAAGTTACTACTACTGACGACTCTCCGTTCGATGATAATCTAGACTTCTAATGCGTAGGGATACGGAGGATGGTGAGCTAATAAATGCTCACCTCCCCTGTCCTGATTGCGGTAGTTCTGATGCGTTAAGTGAGTACACTAATAACACTTATTGCTACAGTTGTACCGCATATCACTATACTGGGGAAAACGAACAAGTAAAACAAACAAGTACAAACAATAGGAGACACAATATGAGGGACGAACTACTACACGGTGATTACGTTGCAGTTAAATCAAGACATATTTCACAGAAGACGTGCCGTAAATATGGTTACCACAGAGCAGAGATTGATGGAAGCCCAGTCTACTTAGCCAACTACTACGATAACAATAGTGAATTAGTAGGACAGAAGGTTAGGTTTAAAGACAAAACATTTAGAACACGAGGAGATGTAAACCCAGGCGTTATGTTTGGTAAGCATTTATTCAGAGACAAAGGAAGGCAGGTAATCATCACTGAAGGTGAGATTGATTGTTTATCCGTAGCGGAAGCATTTGAATGTAAGTATCCAGTGGTATCTATACCTAATGGTGCTACTAGTGCTAAGGCTACAATCAAGAAGAACCTAGAGTGGTTAGAGGGCTTCAATACTATTGTGTTGTGGTTCGATAATGACGAAGCAGGTAAGAAAGCAGTAGAAGAAGTAATGCCACTACTATCACCAGGAAAGGTGAAAGTAATTACTACTCAGTACAAGGATGCTAACGAGATGTTAGTAGCTGAAGGTACAAGTTCTGTAGTCAGTGCAAGTTATGAAGCAAAGGAATGGAGACCCGATGGTATTCTCAATGGCTCAGAGCTATGGGAGAAGTATCAAGAGGTACAGGTATTTGATTCTGCTGAATATCCATACCCAAAGATGAACGAGATGTTTAAGGGGCTACGCAAAGGTGAGTTAGTTACCTTTACTGCTGGCTCAGGTATGGGTAAATCAACAGTAGTACGAGAGATTGCTTATGACTTAATGCTTAGGCAGGATAAGAAGATTGGATACATTGCACTAGAAGAGAATTGGCGTAGTACGTTAACTAAGTTCTTAGGTATGTATGCCAATAAACCTCTGTTCTATGATGATGAATTAAATCCCGAGGAAAAGAAGGAAGCTTGGGATGAAACTATCGGTAAGGACAGGCTGTATCTCTATGACCATTTCGGTTCTATGGAGACCGATAACCTAATGAGTAAGATAAGAGTTATGATTCATAACTGTGGTGTGGATTACATTGTCCTAGACCACATCTCTATTGTTATCTCAGGTATGGAAGGTGGTGACGAACGCAGGTCTATCGATAACCTAATGACTATGCTACGCTCTGTAGTTGAAGAGACTAATGTGGGTATGCTACTTATCTCCCACTTGCGTAGGGCATCAGGTGATAAAGGACACGAAGATGGAGCACAGATAACACTCAGCCAGTTAAGAGGTTCAGGTGCTATTGCCCAACTAAGTGATGCTGTAATTGGACTAGAGCGTGATGCTCAATCAGAAGAAGCAGGTGACAGGATAGGAATACGAGTATTGAAGAATAGGTTTGGAGGGGCGTTAGGTAAAGCTGACACCTTAAACTACAACCACGATACTGGTAGGATTGAGTGCATAAGCGATGAATTTGAGGGAGAATTTGACGATGAAGAAAACAGCGATTTTTGATTTAGAGACTGATAATTTACTCGATGAAGTTACTACTATCCACTGCTTATCATTCTATGACCTAGAAGAAGAAGAGTTACATTCCTTTCCACCTTGCTCAGTATATGATGGATTGTTAATGCTAAGTGAGTACGACACCATCATAGGGCATAACATCATTGGGTTTGATATACCTGTGATACACAAACTACATCCAAACATATCATTAAGTGATACGGTTGTTGATACTCTACTACTTAGTAAGTTAGCTTACTACAATATGCACTCAGTTGATGAGTTGTCAGATATACCCTCTAAACTCAAAGGGAGATACTCTCTTGAAGCCTGGGGGCATAGGCTTAACTCTAACAAAGGAGACTTCGGAAAACAAGAAGATGCTTGGGATGTGTTTACTAACGAGATGTTGCTGTACTGTGAACAGGATGTAAAGTTAACTGTAAAGTTATATAAGAAGTTACTAACTAAGACTTGGTTACCTGCAGAAGCCTTAAGAATTGAACAGGAGTTTGCTAAGATTATTACACAGCAGACTATTGACGGTTGGCTCTTTGATGTAAGTAAAGCACAGAAGCTACACGTTCAACTTCTGCAGGAGAAGGAACGAGTAGAAGAAGAGTTACATAAAGTCCTTAAGCCTAAGTACCTATGTATGTCACACAAGTCATACAAGAACCCACCTTACAATAGAAATGGGATGGCACATTGGGAGCACTCTAGTGTTGAGTTAACTAGATTTAACCCTGCATCTAGACAGCATATTGCTAAGTGGTTTGGTGACCTATATGGGTGGAAGCCTAAGTTATCAGAGAAGGGTAATCCTGTTGTGGACTCGAAGGTACTAGGTAGATTAAAGTATCCCGAAGCTAAACTACTATCTCACTTCTTCGATGTGAATAAGCTACTAGGTATGGTTGCAGAAGGTAACAATGCTTGGCTTAAATTAGTAGGTAATGATGACCGCATCCACGGACAGCTTGATACATTAGGAGCAGTCACAGGTAGATGTACTCATAGGAAACCTAACGTAGCACAGACACCTAGTAGCCGTTCATTTATGGGTGAGGAATGTAGAGCGTTATTCAAAGCCGATAAAGGATATAGAATTGTAGGCGTTGATGCTAGTGGTTTAGAGTTAAGAATGCTTGCTCATTATATGGCTAAGTGGGATGGGGGTGAATACGGTAAGAAGGTATTAGAAGAGGATATCCACACAGTAAACCAAGAAGCAGCAGGACTAGCTACACGAGACCAGGCTAAGACCTTTATCTATGCTTTCTTATATGGAGCAGGTGACGGTAAGATTGGTTCTATTGTTGGCGGTAAAGCTAAGGAAGGTAAAGCCTTGAAGAAGAAATTCTTTAAAACACTACCTGCTCTAGAGAAACTCATCACATCTGTTACTAAAGCAGCAGAGAAGGGGTACATCACAGGACTAACAGGTAGACGTTTGTATATACGCAGTCCACACGCAGCACTAAATACACTACTACAATCTGCTGGTGCGTACGTGATGAAGTACTACACAGTACTACTAGCTGAGAAACTAACTAAATATGATGTTAGGTTCGTAGGCAATATCCACGATGAAGTACAGATGGAAGTGTTAGAAGCTCAAGTTGATGAGGTTAAGGGGGTTGCGGAAGCAACATTTGCTGAAGTTACTAGCACTCTTAATTTCAGAATTAAACTTGAAGGAGAAGCAAAGGATGGAAACAGTTGGCTCGACACTCACTAAGGCAATACTACCTCTACCTGTCTTTACGAAAGGAAGGGGAGACAAGAGACGAGATATATTAGTTAGCATTAACAATTGGCTACCTATGCACTACATAGTAAAGAACAATGTAAAGAAGGCATATCATAAGGTAGCTGAAGAGTGGATAAAAACACTACCTAAATATAAAACACTCACACCTCACTATACCTTGTACTTTAAAGATAAGAGGAAGAAGGATATAGATAACTACACCTTCCCTCTACATAAATTCCTAATGGATGCTATGGTTGAGTACGGTGCACTCGAAGATGATAACTACGACTACGTTACTGGTATGTCTACTTCGTTTGGTGGGGTAGACGGTGAGAATTATGTAGTAGTGGAGCTAGTCGGTGAGTACGAAGATAGGAATTGACGAGGCGATAGAAAGAGTAGCTACTACTAGGCTACCAATAGACGACAAGATAATATGTAGTATGCTGACTACATTGCATATCCTAAAGGAACTAGGATTTAAAACAATAAGTAAAGGAGACAAGTATGACCAAAGATAATATCAATCCAAGTCACTACAAACAAGGAAATATAGAAGTAATAGATTTTATATTAGACCAACGACTAAATTACCTCGAGGGGAATGTTGTTAAGTATGTGAGTAGATACAAATATAAGAATGGATTGGAAGACTTAAAGAAGGCTCAGTGGTATCTGAATAAGATAATGCTTGAGTTAACTAAACCTTGAGGAACAATAAGAAGATGACATTTTCAGAACACATAGCAGAACAAGGAGTAGAACTCCCCATAGAGGGATTTGAAGACCTACTCTTTGATTACTTACAAGCATTATACGACAAAGGATACGATATCCCTGTTGACGATATTATGGAAGCACTATACGCAACTCAATGTCTAGCACCTCTGTGCCAAGACTTAAAATTTAAGGAGAATATGTATGTCCATTAAAGTTATTAGATTTACTGCCGATTGGTGTGAGTCTTGTAAACAATATTTACCTACATTTGTAAAGGTAATGGATTCCTACCCTGATGCGGAAGTAATCAGTGTGGATATTGAGACAGATGATGGCGTTGCGATGGCTAGCGACTATGGTATCAGGGGCGTACCTACTACAATTATTTATAAAGGAGATGAGTATCAAATCAAAGTAGGGGTAGTACCTGAAAATGAATTGAGAGGTTTCCTTGATGCGGGAGAATAAGTTACTAGAAAGGGTCGAAGAAGTCTTCAAGTGGGGGATAACAAAGACAGATAGTGACTTCTGCAGATGGGATGCAGAGAATGAGGATTACATAGTTGAGTTAAAGTGTAGAAGAACACACTATAACACTCAGATAATAGAGTACGGTAAGTTCGATGCTTTAGTAGATGAGGCTAACAAGATAGGAAAGGAAGTGATGTATATTGCAGCTACTCCCGAGATTATCTTGGTGTTTGAGATAACAAAACTATGTGCTGAGGGTTATAACTTTAACTGGGAAAACAAGAGCTTACCTAGCCATACAGATTTTGGAAAGGCTAGTTGGCAAATGAAGAAGGTTGGTTATATTGATAATAATAAATCAATGTGGAGAATACCATTATGAAAGCACTAATAGATAGCGATAGTTTAATATATAAACACGCTTCAATAAATCAAGAGGTAACTAAGTGGGATGAAAATACTACTACTGTTACCACTAACTTTACTAAAGCTAAGAGAGGAATAAAAGCAAATATCGAGGCTATTATGGAGGCTACAGATACGGATGATTACTTAATGGTGTTATCCCCTAAGAATACATTTAGGTTCGATATCCTTCCTTCTTATAAAAGTAACAGGAAACCACCTCAACACGCATTGGAGTTACTTACTCCTCTCCGTAGGTATGTGACAGATACATTACAGGTACACACACCTACTTATGTAGAAGCAGATGATTACTGTGTGTGGAGAATGTATGAAGAACCTAGTGAGTGGGTGCTTTGTCATATTGACAAGGATTTAAACCAAGCAGTAGGTGCTCACTACAACTACAGAACCCTTAAGAGTTATAAAGTAAAGCAGGATGAAGCAGATTATATGTTCTACTTACAAACTCTTACAGGTGATACAAGTGATGGCTATAAAGGCTGTCCAGGCGTTGGTCCAAAGAAGGCAGAGAAGATACTTCAACCCCTTGATTTGACTAACGAGCAAGAAGTATGGGATGTCATATTGGAAACCTATGCTGATAAAGAGCTAACAGAAGAGGATGCCTTAGTACAAGCTAGAGTAGCAAGGATGCTACGCCCTGGTGAGTACAACGGTGATAACGTAATTAAATTATGGGGAAGTAAACAAGATGAAAGCGGTGTACCTAGGAATAACAATTGATAGAACAAGAGATAAGATACTATCCGAGCAAGCCCAAGAGCTTGTTAAGGGTTATTATTTAAGAGGTAAAGAGAAATCACCTCAAGAGGCTTACGCTAGAGCAAGTGTTGCATATAGCGATGGGGATTTAGAACTAGCACAGAGGTTATATGACGCAGTTAGTAATGGTTGGTTTATGTTCAGTAGTCCTATTCTTAGTAATGCTCCTTCACCTGGAGAAAGTGCTTCAGGACTCCCTATCAGTTGCTTCCTTTCTTACATTCCTGATACTTTGGATGGGCTTATTAGCCATCAATCTGAGCTTGCTTGGCTATCTGTTAAAGGTGGTGGGGTAGGTGGACATTGGGGAGATGTAAGAGCAGTGAGTGACAAAGCTCCTGGTCCTATACCTTTTATAAAGGTCAGTGATGCAGCTATGACTGCATATAAACAAGGTAAGACAAGGAAGGGAAGTTATGCTGCATACACAAATATTAGCCATCCAGACATTATGGAATTTATTAATCTCAGAGTGCCGACAGGGGGTGATGCAAACCGTAAGTGTTTTAACATTAACAATGCTGTCAATATTACTGATGATTTTATGGATGCCGTTGCTAGTGATAGTGACTGGGATTTACGTGATTCTAATGAAGGTGATATCCGTGATACAATCAAGGCACGCGACCTTTGGTGCAGGTTACTCGAGGTACGTTTCAGAACAGGTGAACCTTATCTCAACTTCATTGACGAAGCTAATAGAAAACTACCCCAAGCCCTAAAGGATGAAGGACTTGAAATTAAAGGAAGCAATCTATGCAATGAAATTCATCTGCCCACAAATGAAAATCGCACGGCAGTATGTTGCCTTTCCTCCGTCAATCTTGAACTCTTTGAGGAATGGAAAGAAACCTCGTTAGTAGGTGACCTAATTACTATGTTAGATAATGTACTGCAATGTTTCATTGAGGATGCTCCTACTGTATTACATAAGGCAGTTAACTCAGCAGTACGTGAACGCAGTCTAGGCTTAGGTGCTATGGGTTTTCACGGTTACTTGCAGTCCAAAAATATACCGTGGGAGTCTGCACTTGCTACAGGTAAGAACCTGCAGATGTTTAATTTGATTAAAGAACAAGCAGAAGAAACAACCAAAGCTTTAGCTGATGTAAGAGGGGAATACAAAGATGGAATGGGGACAAACAAGAGAAACTCTCACCTCCTTGCTGTTGCTCCTAATGCTAACTCCAGTATTATTTGTGGTACTAGTGCTAGCATTGAGCCTATTAAGTCTAACGCTTACGTCCATAGGACTCGCGTGGGTACACACTTGGTTAAAAACAAGTATCTCGAGATTGTGATGGAAGAGCACCGACTCAGATTAGGTAAGGATAAGGAGTGGCTGGAGAAGGAATGGAGAAATGTAATCCATCACGAGGGTAGTGTTCAACAACTGGACTATCTAAGTGATTGGGAGAAGGATGTATTTAAGACCGCCTTTGAGCTAGACCAACATTGGGTTGTAGAGCACGCTGCTCAACGTCAACCTTTCATATGCCAAGGACAGAGTGTTAACCTATTCTTTCCAAGTGGCAGTGATAAGAGTTATGTTAATAGTGTTCACTTCAAAGCTTGGAGAGACAAACTTAAAGGATTATATTACTTAAGAACTAATAGCAGTAGTAAAGCAGAACAGATAGGAATTAAAGTAGAGAGGGTTAAATTAAATTCATTTAAGGAGGAGGGAGAATGTCTGAGTTGCCAGGGTTAATGGATGAGGCTCAAGCCTATAAACCTTTCCACCATCAATGGGCTATGGAGCTTGCAGAAGAACACGAGAAAACTCATTGGGGTACGTGGGAAGTTAAGCTACAAGAGGATGTAGACCAATGGAAGAGAGGTAAGATTACTGATAAAGAGAAGAGCCATATTACTCAGATACTACGACTCTTCACACAGTCAGATGTACAGGTAGGTCAGAACTACTGTGACTTATTTATCCCTAAGTTTCGTAACCACGAAGTTAGGAATATGTTGATGTCCTTTGCATCTAGAGAGGGTACACATCAGAGAGCTTACGCCCTACTGAACGATACTCTCGGTCTACCTGATAGTGAATACACAGCCTTCTTAGATTACCAAGCGATGGTAGATAAGGTAGAGTTTATGCAGAACAATGATACTTCTACATTGCACGGACTAGCTAGTGCTTTAGCTCAGACCTGTTGTAATGAGGGGATGTCTTTGTTCTCTGCATTCGCGATGCTCCTTAACTACCAACGTAGAGGTAAGATGAAGGGGATGTGTGAAGTAGTTGAATGGTCAATCAGAGATGAGAGCTTACACGTACAGGGTATGTCTCGTCTATTTAGAGAGTTTTGTAATGAACATCCAAGGGTGGTGACAGATGAGTTTAAGAAAGAAATATACGAAATGTTCAGGGTGGAGTGTGGAAGGTCTCACTAAAGCTGAAGTTAAAGAATACATTAGACATTTGGCGGACAGGAGGCTCTTAATGCTAGGGCTGAAGCCTAACTGGGGAGTTAAAGAGAATCCCCTACCTTGGGTAGAGTGGATTGTAGCAGGAGATTCCTTTAAGAATTTCTTCGAGGGTACTGTTACTGACTACTCAGCTGGAGGTATGTCAGGAGAGTGGGGGTGGTAAAGAAGAACTACCAACCAAACTTTGAATGGCATAAAGGGTATAAGTGGATTAACTTCGGAACTAGAGATACGCCTGTTATGCGTGAAGTACAACACAAGTTAAAGGAGCAGAAATGCAAGGATACAAAGGATGGAAAGGAAGACAAAGGCTATATTCAAAAACCAGGAATGAAGGATGGGAGTGGTTAGACGAGTGTTCACCTAAAGGGTGTATTAAGAAAATCAGAGCAAACTTTAACTGGATGTGGTTTCTACTGGGAGTGTTCTTTATCCTACTCTCATATGCTGAGGTATCCTTAGCCAATACTAATAAGTACAGTTTTCCTTATGCTGACAAGATAACTATGGAAACAGTTAGTAAGGGGCATATAGGTGGAGGTACTTATGTGTGCCCTACTATACAGACTTGTTACATCAAGGTCTTAAAGGCTGAAGCAAGGGGAGCACATTTATATTATGACTCTATTACTATTTATAAAGACGGTGAGATAATATGGACTCGTGATTATAGATTCTTAAGATGGGCTGAAGAGGTGGCAGAGTGAGCAGGAAAGAATTATATGAAAGGGCTATTGCAGATTCAGCAGTTTCGTGGTGTCAGTTATATAGAGAAGAGAAAGCAAAGAGAGAAGAAATTGAGGAACGCTATAAACTCCTCATACAGACAATCAAACAAGAAGGAAAGAGTAGAGTAGTTAGTAGTTAGTATTAATTAAACTTGAGGAATAATTATGATATATGATTTTAGGTGTAATAACTGCACCCACGAGTATGAAGTTAGAAGAGCAATGAAGGATATGAATGAACCTAGTATATGTCCTAAATGTAGAGACGAAGCTCCTACTAGAATAATAGGAACACCCACGTTCAAAACGTGTGGTGGTGGGCATCGTAGCTCAAATGGAGGGCAGAAGGTTATTATTTAACCGATAAAAGCATACTTATATAATGGACAAACTTCCAAGAAGAACCTTAGATTTACTTACAAAACTAGAAGAAATGTATCCTGACCGTATGGTCACTGAACATTTATCTGATTTTGATAGAGGTAAACAGGCAGGAGTAATAGAATTACTTCGATTATTAAAACAACTAAGAGATACAGGAGAATAACTATGGGCGGATTATTTGGCAGCTCTAAAGCACCGACACCACCACCACCAGTACCACCATCATCAGCACCTGTGACAGAGGCTACATTTACTCCAGGCGATGAAGGAACTAAGAAACAGAAGAAGCTTACAGCGATTAAGAAAGGTAAGGGTAGATTAGCTATCTCTACTAAGTCAGGCGTTAAGTCTGGAGTATCTAAGGGATATTAAGGAGTAAGGAATGGCAGAAGAACGCACAGAAACACTCAAGGCTAGATGGTCTAAACTAGAGGGCGAGAAGTCAACAGTACTAGACAGAGCTAGGGATTGTGCTTCACTTACTATTCCTTCTATGCTTACTAAGCAAGGGCATAAGGAGCAAGATGTATTAACAACTCCTTATCAATCTCTTGGAAGTAGAGCAGTAAATCATCTGGCTAGTAAATTACTACTAACTCTATTACCTCCTAACGCTCCTTTCTTTAGGTTAATGCCTAATCAAGAGGATGTTGGGGAGTTAAATGCTGAGCAAGAAGCTGAGTTAGAGAAAACACTTGCTGCTTTCGAGCGAGACCTTTACACATATATAGAGAAGAAAGCATATCGAGTACCTTTGTTTGAGGCTTTAAAACTTCTAATCGGTACAGGTAATGCTTTACTTCGTCTTGAAG